CAATCTCCAAGTGTATGGTAATAGTTTAATCAATGCTGGTGCTGTGATCTATTTTGAAATGCCTTATTTACGACCATTAGGAGAAAAAGATAATACAGATGAAAATCCTTATTGGTCAGGAAGATATTTGATAATGGCAGTGAAACATATTATATCACGTGATGATGAACGATACGAGATGTCACTTAAATGTATGAAAGACGCCGTACAAACACCGTATGATGTAGAAACGGATAATGTCAGTGTCAACGAAAGAACATACAACCAATCCGTACAAAGTGTATATCAAGCAGATCAATCTTACCTAAATGATATAGATATAGACGAATAATATATGATAGACTCGAAGATATACAGAGTTTCCGACGCTTCCGAACACTATGGAACTGGCCATATCAAAGGGTATGAGAGAATGATACATAGAACGCCAAACAATGACAACCAACGAGGGTATAATGAAGAAACTATATAACAGGATAAGAACACTCATAGGCCGAATGCTCCACCGATATTGTGGGACACCAAAGTGCTGTGGAAAGTGTGAGAAAGAATAAACAATGAGGGATTTGATAGATAGATATTATTACTATAAGTATATGAGGTACTTCAAAGGCAACCGAGCCATCTATGAGGATATCAAAGCTGAAGTCAGTCTTGCGACTGCCTGTTTTCATATAGGACAAGGGTTTGGGTTTATAAAAGGCCTGTATATTGGAGTAAGTAGTAGAATAAAGGATTTGCGTATGGCCAAATTAAATAGGCCGAAATAGAGTAAGGCTAGATGTTTAAAAGGAAACATTTATCGAAAAAAAAAAGTAAGTATGGACAAATATTTTTTAGGCCGTAACGGATTTATCTGGTTCACAGGTGTAGTAGAGGATCGAATAGACCCTCAGTACCTTGGCCGTGTTCGAGTAAGGGCCATCGGCTATCATACGCAAGACAAAAACAAATTACCAACGGCCGATTTGCCGTGGGCCTCTTGTGTCTTACCTGTTACGTCTTCGGCCATTTCTGGTTTGGGGGTTTCTCCGAGTGGATTAGTGGAAGGTTCGTGGGTGATGGGATATTTCCGAGATGGTGAAACTTGTCAAGAGCCTGTGGTCTTAGGTGGAATACCTGGCCGACCGGTAGAGCTGGCCGATTCTTCTAAAGGATTTTATGATCCAAACGGAATTTATCCGAAGTATAAGGATGAAGTAGATACCAATAGACTGGCCGTTAATTTGAAAAAGGATGGGGTGGAGATTAATCCTTCTTTGTCTTTAACCTTACGTAGGGCCACCAGAGAAACGGGAATTGCCACAGCCGATTTCAATCCTGTTACGGCCGCCGATGGATCAAGTATGCCGGCCTCCGATGGAGATACGTGGGATCAACCTACGATTCCTTATGCCGCAGTTTATCCTTATAACAAGGTATACGAAACCGAATCTGGCCATATACAAGAGTTTGATGATACGCTGGGTGCTGAACGAATCCATCAAAGGCATAGAACAGGCACTTCCTATGAGGTGGGCCCCACTGGAACAAAAACGGAAATAATAAAAAATGACCACTATACCTTAATCACGGCCAATAACAAAATACAAATAGGTGGTGACTCGGACATTTCCATAGACGGCCGCCATAAGATTTACATAAACAAATCCAATACGGCCAACAACCATTACGATATACAAGTAGGTACGGGGGCCTCTATTAACATTCAAGTGGACAGTGGCGATGTCAATTTGGTAACCACAACAGGCAAGATTAATATGAATAGTGGTGGTGATTGTAATCTTAAAGTAGGTGGCAATTTTAGATTAGAAGTGGCCGGCGATATGCTCTCTAATATAGAAGGCAGTAACACAGAGAACACAACAGGCGCTAAGACGATACGTGGCGCAACGATTGATCTTAATCCATAAAAACTCCTGGAAAACCTATTGGTTTGATTTACTATGGCCAGCTGGAATCGAATCGTAATCTATAAATGTAATAAGGATCTTAACACACATCCAACAGGCCTTTTTTTTCTCCTGGACCTTTTTTACTAGGCCACCTCTCTATAAATAGATATATGACACATTACACTTTACTTAAAACATCACCTCACATAGAACGCCGTGAGTTGCGAGCCCT